CAGTTCGGATCGGTATGGATGTACTCGGTGGTGTCTACCGAGGTGAGCGCCACTGTGGCTCCCGTGTTGATCGGAGCCAGATAGAGCCTGTTGTCGATGCCGATCGCCAGGCGATCCTTCACGAACTCGATCACGCCCGTGGTCGGAGTGATCGGCAGGGTGAACATCTGCGTGGCTGTGGTAGTGTTCTCCTGACTCCACACGCCGTCAGTCATGAGCACCAGGTAGCGCACGCCAGCACCAGCCAGATCGAGGAGAGAACCGGCCGAACCGTTGGTGATTGCCGTTGTCCCAGAACTTGTGTACTTGGTGAGCGTGGTGCCGTTGGCCACCCACGCGGCGTCCACTCCAGAGCCGTCCACGTAGCCCTGAACCCGAACAGGGCTCGCCGTAAGCGAGCCACTGTTCACCGGCTGCCTGAGTAGACTCAGCTCGCCAGACGTCCACGGGTCTACGCCGAGGGAGTCGGCGAACCTGAAGTTGAACTGATTGTCAGCGTCAGGGTCCTGATACAAGACACCGGCGCCAGCGTTGAACGTTGACTGAGAGCGAAGCCACCAGCCGTACAGCGACTGCTCGCCAGGTTCGGCGAAGCTGTCGAACTGCTGCTTCCTGATCTCCGCCATTCCCTCAGTGTAGGGCCACGCGTCCTGCGTGGCCGACAGGAACGGAATGCCGCCAAGGGCGTAATCGTATCGGAGGTCGGAGAGCGAATAGCTTCCGCCGACACCGGCGCCGCCGTAGCTGGAGATCTCGTAAGGGATCGGGTTGACCAGAGTGTTGACCATGGTGGCCCCCTATCAGTCGATCCAGACAGCTTCGAGTCGGATGGTACTGCCATTCGTAATGGTGACCGGATCGGCCATCCAGGTGACGAGATAGATCTCGCCGTTCGTCTCGACCCTGGCCGTACCATCTCCGATGGCGGTCGACGCGGCGACGTACAGGTTGACGTTCGGCCTGCTCCCTGCGGGGAGGGTGGCAAGCAGGAGGTCAGGCGTGACGTTACCGCTCGTGCTGGCGGGCGTGAAAGTAGCCCCTGAGCGAACGATCTCCATGACCAGCACGTTGACGTTGGCCGCCTTGCGGTGGTTCATGCTGCCTGCGCTGAAGTCGGTGGCGTACGTCACGCCACTGGTCGTCGTGGTGATAGCGCCTGACACGGTTCCGGATGCAGCCACGGCTCCCGTGACCGTCAGGGCTCCAGTGGCCGCCGCCCCTGTGACAGTAAGGCCACCGCCCACGCTGAACGAGTCGTCGGTCCTGAGGGTGTCGGCAGCGCTGCGGCGCAGCGTGGTGTCACGTGCCGCCGAACCGGAACCCCACTCCATGCCGCCGTCAGTCAGGAGCCTGAATCGGTCGAACGTGTCACCGCTCACCTGAGACCCGTGAGCCACGTCGGTCGTGGCCGACCTCGTGGTCTGGATCGTGCCGGTGAAGGTAGACGTACCCGAGAAGGTCCGAGTGCCCGCGAACGTGCCGGTGAGCGTTCCTCCACCAGTCAGGGATACCGAACCGGAGAAGGTGGGAGAACCCGTAAAGGTTCCCGACAGGGCGCCGCCACCGCTGAGGGTGACTGCACCGCTGATGGTGACCGCACCGGAGAAGGTGGGCGACCCGGAGAAGGTGCCGCTGAGGGCGGCACCATTGATCGTCTTGTTGGTCAGGGTCTGACTGTCGGACGTGCCGACCACGTCACCAGTCAGGCCGTGTACCGCAGTGCCTGTTCCCTCGTGCGTTCGGGACTCGGTGAAGTCGCGGGCAGAGGAGACGTGCCGGACGGCGGCACCAGAGTTGTGAGAGGCTGCCGAAGTTCCGTCGACCGCTCGGGTGACCGTGAGGTTCAGGCCAGCAACGCTGGTGACCTCCACCAGTTCCATTCCGGCAGCACCGTAGTCGATCGCGATGGTGTACGGCAGTGAGCCGGGGAAGCCGGTCGTAGCCGCGACCTGGATGATCGTAGTACTGGGCGTGATGGAGTTGGTGAGCGTAGTTTCGAGGGCCGTCGAGGAATAGAATCGAGAGTTGGCCATGGTTCTCCAATCAACCGTTGTAGGTCTGGTAGGACGTAAAGAGCTGCTGGAGCCTGTCCTTCTCTTCGAGGAGGCGCTGCTGATATAGCGCCATGTAGTACTTGGAGGCGTTCGACCCAGCGCCAGTCGGGACCAGGGGGGCGCGCTCGGTGGACTCAATGGCCTGCTGTTGAAGCCGAGCCGACTCGTAGGCAGGAAGCAGGCGCCAACAGGCGCCGTATGTGATCATGTCTACGTAGCGCTCGGGGTATCCGGTCGTAGTCTCGAAGTCGTCACTGCCGCTGGTCAGCGTGCCCGGCTTCTTGGTGTAGGTGACCCTGATATTCCTGCCGGGAACGATGAAGTCCCTCATGATCTGGATGGTCTTGCCTGTCGGTGTAGGCGTAGGCTTGACCTGGCCAGCCGTGGTGCTGGCCACTGGGTCGAATCGCCATGAGCTGAGCGGGAACCATACGGCCGAAGGCCCGATGGTGTTGACCGTCACCTTGAGTACGTCCTCCACCTCAGCGGGGACAGGGTACTCGTAGCGTGCGGCCACCTTGGCGAACTCGTAGTCGTCGATCACGAACAGGTCCGGATAGGTCGCGTTGATCGTGTCGTTGATCGCTTCCTTGACCCGAGCCCTCGGATACATCGGATCGTCCGTGACGATCGAGTTGTCAGCGTGGGTTGCGGCAGTCGTGCCCTCCACCCCTCGCCCATTCGTTCCCGCCATGACGGTGACCGTTCCGGTAGAACGGTCGTAGCTCTTGACCAGGAGGAGTTCGTCGTCGATCTCGACGAGACCGCTAGAGATGTTGGTAACCGTATCAGTGTCCACTTGGAAGGTGACGTCTGATGCGAGCATAGGCTCAGTGATGTAAGAGATCGAAGCCTGGTCTCGGGTGTAGCCAAGCAGCTGTTGCTTCACCCTGTCAGTAAGCTGATTGAAAGTAACAGCCACTTGGCCTCCTTAGATGAGGGTTTCGTTCCAGGCGATAGAGATGTTGACCCTCTGATCGGTGTCGCCGGATTCGCTACGAATGACCGTACTCTCTCCTGGTAGCAGGGTGATCGAGCCGGACGGGACCGTCGCAGGAACCTGATGGACGAACGTCGCCGAAGCGGCGCCGGTAGAGAATAGCGGAGGGGAGTTGAACCAGGCCGCCCCGAGGGTGGCCGTCACTCCGGTCACCCTGATCTGCCCCACGGGATCAGGCATGTTCGACCTGACCTTGCCTATCGTACTGGCGGACTGGAGGGTGCCTCCAGATACGCTGCCCGCCAGATATCCCCTGAGCGGAGAGGCGGCGCTCACCGCCGCCACATTGGCTTGGCTGATAAATACTCCGTTGAGGGTGATCACTCGACCTGAGCCGACAGGGTTGGTCAGGGCTAAGTGATTCTCTGCCGCTGCCACCCCAGGATGCTCATCCTCGCTGAACACGTACCCGCCCAGGAAGGCGGGATTGACTGCAGGGTGAGAGGGTGTCGAGTTGTTTACACTAGTAGTCATCAGGCCCCCATGACGGTAGCGGAGACCGTGCCTCCAGTGATGGCCGTGGTGACATTGCCCCGCGCATAGCGCCAGGCTCCGGTGATCGTAGCCTGAGTGACGCCCGGAGCGGATTGGGTGACCGGAGTCCCTCGGAACCAGTTCGTATTGTCCTGGCTCACCTCAAGGGCGACAGCGCCAGCCGACACGCCAGCACCAGCAGTGATGGCCAGGCTGATCTGAGCCTTGGCGGACCCGAAGTCCGCCACAGTTCCAGCGCCAGTGGCCGAGACGGCGGAGAGTGTAGTGCTGGATATGAGTGCCCCGGTTGACACCACGAGACCGGCTCCCAGATTCGGGCCAGGCAGGGCGATGTTCGCCGTACTGCCTGCGGCGTCTCGAACCAGTATCGGCGCAGCCGTCGAGGAGGTTCCATCGATAGCTACCTTTTGCTCGGAGCCCTTCACGGCTCCAAGGTTTCCGTCAGTTACTGACACTGTCGGCCTCCCTGAATGCAGCGTCCACGTGACGCTGCTTGGTCCCTTCGGGCTGTAGCCCCTGCTTCACTGCGGACTCGTATCCGTTCAGCTCCCTGTCCCACGCGCGTTGGCGCGTGGAGTAACCGTCGTTTACTGCGGGAGAGAGCTGGAGCCCCTTGGACCTGACGCACTCACCCCAGGTCTTGTGATCCTTGGTGAGGCACGAGGAGCTGCACATCACTGGTTCCTCGCGATCTCTGCATTGAGCCAGAACAGCGCCTCTTCTACCTTGGTTGCAGCGAGCGAGGACTCTCGGCTCGGGCCCCAAGACAGGATCTCGATAGCCTCAAGGAGCGAGTTGGCGGCCTCTCGGGCCGCCTGGTGCCTGCGCACCGTCTCGTCGCTCTTGGGCGGGTGATGCTTGACTCGGTTATCCATCAGCGCTCACCGACCAGGCCGATCACGGCTTCACGCCAGGGCACGAGAACGATCTCGGTTTGCGGGGAGACGTGAACGTCCCAGCGTAGCTTCAGGAAGTTGTCGTCGAAGTCGAGAACCTCAAGGTTCTGGAGGGTTCGTCCACCTCGGTCGAGGTTGATGAGCTGACCCTTGCGGAGTAGAGGCTTGGCCTCTTCGGCTGTAGTCTTTCGCGGCGCTGCCATCAGGAGATGTACCCTTCGCTGACTCGGTAGATGTCGGGGCGGAATGTGTTGTGGCTCATCGAGGTGGTCTCCTCGCGAACCTTCTCGGAAGCGACAGCCATCTGTCGCTGGTAGGTGTTCGACTGAGGCTTGGGGATCTTGATGCCGCCGATGTCAGTCGGTGTTGGATTCTCCATACGCCCCCTGCCTGTATGCCGAGTGGCTGGAGCCGAGCGGGGAGGACTGGTGTAGCTCCATGGCCCGGAAGAGTCCTGTCTCCAGGATGCCCTTCTCGTTGCCGTTGATCAGCGTGGTGTTCCCCGCCGGTCCGGCAGGCTCCATTCGAGAGCCGCCCCAGTCCTGCATGTCGGTGTTGCGGTCTACCAGCTTCTCATCCTGAGGGCTGGTCTGCGGATTCTTGTAAAGATCGCTCATGTCTCTCCTCAGGAGATGAGTGTGAAGTTGGCTTCAGTGACATCCACATCGGCGGCGATCAACGCCGCCTTCGTAGCATCATCCACCGTGTGCTCATAGCCACCACGGAAGTAGTTGAGGCCCGCCCTCGGGGCGGGCCAGAACGTAGTGTTCTCATTCGGGTTCGGTGGCAGGTTCTCTGCCCCAATCTCGTTCGTGTAGGCGTCGTACCGCGTCTGTTCATACACGCCGGGAGCGGTCTCCACGATTGAGATTCCTCGCTCCATGCGGAACCGCTCCATGAGCGGGTTCCACGCGAAGGGAGCCTCAGCAACCGTGGGCGTGGTGAAAGTCCAGTTAGCCACTGAGGCTCCCTTCTATCAGGTGGCGTCGACCGAGTCGTACGCCGAGATCACTCGCCAGGCGGAGCCGGTGCTGACGATGCGAAGCGCACCGTACTGACCAGCCGCCCCAACGGCGAGCGTGGTGGCACCGTCGATCGTCTCCGAGCCAGAGCCGTCGAGAGTGACGGTGTTCGTGGCCGTGTCATCCCGGAGGATGAAGTACGGTCGGCCCGGCTGGACCGAGGCGACTGCGGGGAGAGTGACGGTGACGTTGGCCGCCGGGGATACCGACAGAATGTAGTCGTTGTTCGTGAGAGTCGTGCTGGCAGTAACAGCACGATAGGTCATGCTGGTATTGTCGAGTCCAGACAAGGTTCCTCCTTGAGTGGGAGGGGAGGGCCGAAGCCCTCCCCTAGGGTCATCAGGCGTCGATGCGGGCCGAAGAGGTCGACTGACCAACGATCAGCGACTCAGGACGGTACAGCGACCAACCGGCCACACCGTACCAACCGAGAGGCTGGAAGCGCTCCAGCTTGTCAACGACCGGACCGCGAACCGTGTGGAACTCCTCCGCGACGGCCTCGGCGAGAGCCTGCTGGCCGGTGAAGTAGGTGTTGAACACGCGGGTCTGAGTCGAGCCGGAACCGGCGCCCGACTGGGTGTTCTGCGCACGAGGAGTCTCGATGTAGCAGGCACCCTCGTACTCGCCCAGCTCGCCAGCCCAGATGTTGCCAGCCGCCGAGTAGTTGTGCGGGTCGCGCCACGCAGCCGCACCAGTCTCCCGGCGCAGATCGTAAGAGACCTGCGGGTGGATGTACGCGGTGTAGTAGTTGTCCTTGTTCGGGTGGACGGCCAGCGTGCGAAGCTGGGTCACCGCGAAGCGAGACATGTCCGAGGTCCAAACCGCGTTCGAGTCGATGTCGGTCAGGGCGATCGGGTTGGTCGGCGTCGAACCGAAGCCGTAGCCGAACGTGGTGCCGTTGGTCCGCAGGGTCTGCGTACCCGCAGCGAGGACGTTCTGCACCAGGAGGTCGACGGAGTCGACCAGGTTCCAGGCCACCTGATTGACGAGACCGGCGGTCACGTCGGTGAAGCTGAACAGGTCCAGCTTATTGGAGACGAGGATGGCGTTACCGTACTCGTTCAGAGTCACGGACACCGTGGTCGGGTTACCGGCCGCGACGGCGTCCGGGTCGACCAGCTCGTTCAGTGGCGTGGTGGCCTGAGTCAGATCCTGGTACAGCTCGAAGACGATCGAGGAACCAGGCATAGCCTGCTGAACCGGCCGCTTGTCGGCGACCATGCGGAACAGGGGCTGCTTACGAAGGGCGAACTCAAGAGCGCGGTCGTACGCGGTCTGGACGAGGTTCGCCATGGCGGTAGTGCCGGTGAAGGCGTTAGCCATGTGTCACTCCTTAGGGAAGGCGATCACAGGTTCATGTTCTTGAAGGAATTGATGATTGCCTGTGTATCGCTGGCGTCATTGAGGGCTGCCTGTGCAGCCTCGAAGTTGCCCACCGGGACCCCCTCATTTCCCGCCTGATTCATGCGCTCGAACTGAGCCTGCATGGACGGAGGGAGGGTGGGCTGTGCGGGCTGTTCGGCAGCCTGCTGGGGCTGCCCACCACCGAAGACGGAACGCATCTGGTCGACCCATTCCTTGGCCTTCTGTGGATCGTTGGGGCCCTGGTAGGCGGCCTGCGCCTCCGGGACTCCGAGGGACTGGAAAACAGTAGCCATCTTCTGCTGAGTCTGCTCTTCCAGGAAGCTCGTCAGCTTCTGGCTCAGCTCGTCATTCTGCTTCTTCATGGCTTCGTACGCATCTCGAAGCGCCTTCGGGCCGGTAGCCTCGTTGCCGTTGCCCAGGTCGAGCGCGCCGTCGTCTTCAAAACCCCAGTTAGTCATGCGACTTCTCCCTTGTGAGTGCAAGCCAATACGCCAGGCCGGGGAGCCTGGCGACGCTCTTGCGATGAGTTATCCCGGTCTTGTACTATGCATGGGGCCGGTCGATCCATGCATGGTAGCGGGGGCAGGATTTGAACCTGCGACCTCCAGCCCATGAAACTGGCGAGCACTCCGAGCTGCTCCACCCCGCTCAGGCGGCCCCGTAGGGCCGCTGTCTTACTTAGCTCCGCCTCGACTTCCGAGGCCAGCCCTGGCGCCGCCAGAGCCTCCGCTGAATGCGCCCCTCTCTCGGGAGAGAAGGCGTCCCTTCTTCTGCGCAGCATCGGCCCCCAGGCCGAATGCTGCCTGTTCCCCAGTGCGCTGATTCCACTCTTCGCCGTACTGCATACCCAGCGCTCGCATGGTGTCCAGCTCGCTGGCGATCTGAGCATACCCACTTCGAGCCTGCTCGGCAGATATGCCACGAGTGGCCATCTCTTCAGCGAAGCCGACATCGAACGTCAGGTTCTGTGTCAGGGCTTCGGCGCCGATCTGGGCAGTGGCCGCAGCCTTCTGGATGTAGGGAAGGGCTCGATCGGTGTCCAGAAAGTAGGCCGTGATCTGGCCGTTGTCGATGCCCATCTGATTGAGGGCTTTGCGGTAGTCGGGGTTCGAAAGGATCGTGGCCTGAGTGGCCAGATCCACACGACTCTGGACTTCCTTTGGGGAGATGTTCTTGCCGATCCATCCCGAGAAGTCGGTGGGGCTGTCGTAGAAGCCGGGCGGAAGCCCGGCCTCCTGCATGATCTGTCGGTACGTGGACTCGGTGGCGAGATACTCGGCGGGGGAAAGGACGGGCAGGCCAGCAGTCTTGCGTGCTTCGTTGCCCGAGAATCGAGTCTTGTACTCTTTCGTGTCCTGGAGGAGAATGCTGATCGTGTCGGCCGAGTAGCCGTTCTTCACGTAGTCGTAGATCTTGCCTGCCAGACTGTCCAGGCCGTACGTCTTGAAGAGGGCATTGATCGCCATGTAGGCGTCGCGCTCGGTGCCCTTGAGTAGCTTGTCGTACTGGCCGCTAGCTTCCCAGACTCTGTTCTGATAGTCGGCGACCTGCCCCTTGTACTTGACTTCGAGAGCCTTGTACTTCTTGAGCGTGCTGTCGTATGCGGCGAGCTTCGCCTTGTAGGCGGCGGTCGCCTTCTTGTCCTTTGGGTTCGGCTTCTTGAGCGCCTTCTTCTTTGCCTCAAGAGTCTTGATCTGCTGCTGCTGTTCGGCCAGCTTGCGTCTCGCATCGGAGAGCCACTTCTCGTAGTCGAGATCTCGCTCCGGCATGTTGCCGCCGATGTCGCCATACGGGATCGTGGGCAGATTACGCGACGGCATGTTGCCGTCGCTGCCATATATGGGTGTCGTCATCTACCCTCCTCAGTACTTCAGGCCGAAGTCGGCAAGCACCTGATGCGCCACTTGCATCAGGCTGTTCTGCGCGTTGGTGGTCTTGCGCCAGCGGGGATCGTTACGCAGTTCGTTCTCGAACTGCCAGAGAGGCTTCACCGTGTTGGTCCCCTTCTTCGGGTCCTTGTAGGTGAGGG